CAGAGGTGAGACAAGTAAAGTCGATGGCTGATCGAAGCTATAACCTAATCTTGAATATACCGGAGTATGAATTAGAACAGGCGCGCGAATTGATGGGAATGTTGTTAGACCACGTTGCAGTGGCGATTGTGAAAGTGAGTGAAAACAATAAAGAGAAATACGGTGGTAGATTGAAATGAGTAAATATAAAGACGAAACAAGAGCAGCAGTGATGGCGGCCTTATTAACAGGTCAGTCAGTTTCGTCTATTGCTAGAGAATATGACATACCAAAGGGAACTGTTTCTAACTGGAAAAGAAATACAGGAGGTACAATAAAACGTACCCAAAAAACAGAACATATCGGAGAGTTGCTAATCAGATATTTACAGTCTAATTTAGAGGCATTATCAGCACAAGCCGAACAATTCAAAGACACTGTTTGGCTAAGCAAGCAAACAGCATCAGACGCGGCCGTTTTACATGGCGTTATGACTGATAAGGCAATAAGACTATTAGAAGCATTATCGAAAACGAGTGAAAATGTTACCAGCGATACAAACACCATCGATTAATACCGGATCATTTAACTTCGGGAATAAAAACCTGATACCTCCGTCACGGTTTAAATCATGGCGTGATTGCTTGCAGTCTTTATTTCCTGATTATGTTGATAAACCGTTTGGAAAGCGTCATGTTGATTTTTGGGAGTGGATTGAATCCATTGACACAAAAAAGAAACCGCGTCCATTTATAGCGTTATGGCCTAGAGGCGGAGCAAAATCAACCAGTGCTGAAATGGCGTGTGTTCGGATTGGTAATAAAAGAGTAAGGAAATATATCTGGTATGTTTCCAGTACACAGGACAAAGCAGATAAGCACGTCGAAACAATTGGTGCAATGCTTGAAAGTAGTAACGTCGAAAGATATGACCAATCGTTATCAAGTAGAAAACTTGGTAAGTATGGACACTCAAAAGGTTGGAGACGTTCCCGCTTAAGAACTGATAGCGGTTTAACTATTGATGCACTTGGATTAGATACTGGTACTCGTGGAGCAAAGATAGAGAACCAGCGTCCTGATTTTATTATATTTGATGACGTTGACGAAAAGTTTGATACACCAAAAACAACACAGAAAAAGATTGAAACAATAACAACATCAATCTTACCTGCTGGATCTTCAAATTGTGCGGTTTTGTTTATTCAAAATCTGATACATGAAAACAGTATAGCATCTCAATTAGCAGACGGTAGGGCTGAGTTTCTAATGGATAGAATTGTAAGCGGTTCGTTTCCTGCTGTTGATGGATTGGTGTATGAGCAAGTATTCGATAAAACACTAAACAGAAATCTTTATAAAATTACTGGTGGTATTTCTACTTGGGAAGGGCAATCGGTTGATGTTTGTCAATCTCAAATGAACGAATGGGGATTGACCGCATTTCTTCAGGAAGCACAACATCAAGTAACATTGACAGGTGGTATTTGGGATCATATTGAATTTAGACACTGTACATTCGATGAATTGCCAGACTTTGTGAGGGGTTGTGTCTGGTGTGATCCGGCGGTTACATCAACCGATGATAGTTGTGCAAATGGCATAATTGCAGATGGATTAGCAAGGGACGGAACAATTTATAGATTGTTTTCTTGGGAAGCCGTTGATAGTCCAATGAATATATTAAAACGATCTATTAGAAAAGCTATTGAGTTTGGTTTTAATTATGTTGGAGTTGAAACAAATCAGGGTGGAGATCTTTGGTTCAATTCGTTTGACAGTGCTTTGAACGTCGTAAAAGAAGAAATGAAAAGTAAACACAGCGAAGAAGAATATAAAAAAATTATGTGGCCAGGTGTCAGACAGGCAAAGGCTGGAACTGGTACAGGTGGAAAAGTAGAGCGTAATCAAAGAATGTTGGTGTCTTATGAAAAAGGAAATATTGTTCATGTTATCGGAACACATGAAGTTTTAGAAAGATCATTAAAGAGATTTCCTAATGAACCGCTTGATTTAGCTGATGCTGCTTTTTGGGGTTGGAATGACTTAACAAAAGGAAATATGACATCAATTGAAGATCCATTCTCGGCATGGTGAGGTGCTTATGGCAAATTTTATAACGAACGGAATTAACAACTTATTCAACATGATCGCAATGGGAATCGCTGATAACATCTCCCAACGTATCAACTCAAGCGCTCCTGAGATCAACGACGCTGTAAACTATCGGCGCGGAGAGCAACCAAAGCCGCTCAAGGTCAAATCAGGGCAGCATGACGACAACGTGACCATCAACCTATCCGGTATTGTGGTCGATAAGACAGTTAGCGCGATGTTAGGTGACAAGGTCAAGTTTGATCTTCCTGGTGACGAAAACAGCCCGGAGCAGGATTACATCAATAAAGTCATGGCAGCCAACCGGAGCGAAATATTCCTGTACAATGCCTGTGTCGCGGCAGCGGACGGTGGTACCGGGTTTATAAAGCTCATGCCCGACATGATAGAGTACAAGGGGAAAATGTACCCGCGCCTGGACGTTATCAATCCGGCGTACGTGACCATGACAACCATGCCACATGATGCTACGATGGTATGGCAGTACGTGATCCAATACAACTTTATCGACGTAAGCGGGAAAGAAGCAATCCGGCGCGAAGTAACAGAACATGACGCTGACACAGGTAAATGGATTGTCACCACATACGAATATTCCGAAGCGACCGGCTGGAAGTTTCAACCAATCGACGAACCCGTTGTATGGGATTGGGATTTTGCGCCAATCGTACACTGGCAGAACCTACCGAACCCGTACGGGGCAGAGGGCGAACCCGACCTGACAAAGGACGTAAGAATTGTACAGGATAAGTTCAACGAGGTTGCCAGCAACAACGCGAAGATAATCCGGATCTACACACATCCAATGAGATACATCAAAGGTATCTTGGGATTGACCAAGATTGAAGTCGGCCCGAATGACTTACCAGGATTACCAGAGGGCAGTGACATCGTACAGCTTCCGGCGCTGGGTGACCTTCCCGGATCGTTAGCGTATCAGCAATTCTTGAAGCGTGAACTATTCAACATTACCAGAACGGTTGACATTGAGAGCGTACAGGACAAGATTGGATCATTGACCAACTTTGGGCTAAAGGTCTTATATCAGGACATGTTGGCCAAGATAAAAACGAAGCGGCAACTGTTCGGTGATGCGTTGCTGGAATTGGTGCATAGATTGTTAGCGTTGAACGGAATGCCAGCGGATGAACCCGGCGTTATCATTTGGGACGAAGTGCTACCTGTCAATAAACTTGAAGAAATACAGGCACTCAAGACAGAGATCGAACTGGGTACAGTCAGCGTGGAAACAGCGGCTACAGAACTTGGGCGCGTGTACAAGACCGCTGATAATAACGGGGAGTTTGACAAGATTCAGGAAGAAAAACAATTGGAACAAACGAACAGGGCAAACCTTGGTTCGTTCTTATTAGACAATTTTGAAGCGAGGTAATTATGGCTAAAAAAATACAGTTTGGCGGTGAGTTATTACGGGCAATGGAATTAGAGAACGGCGGGCTATCATTAGTCACCGGATCTGACTTCCTTGTCAAAAATGTGTCCATTGGTACAGGCGTTGCGGAGTCGGGCGAACTTGATTGTGGCGAAGGTATGCGACTGGTAGCATATTATCTTGGTACTCCATTGGTATCTACTACAATAACCTATAAGACAGGACATACCAGCGGTTCAAGACAGGTACTTCGCAAGGATAGCACTGTTATATCTGATACAGTTGCTTCGTCTGTGAGCGTAAGCCTTGACCCGGGTACATTCTACCCATGGAGGTACGTGTCCTTTGTGGCTGGCACAGTCCAGGGCGGTACAGCTTGCGCAATCGCGGCAATCTTAGCATCGATATAATGCTACCTGAAGAATTAAAAAAGCTGCTTGAGAAAATACGCAAATCGTTAGACACAGAACAGCGTGCCGCGTTATTGCGTATTGTCAATTCGTACAAGTCAACCACCAGGTATCTGGACAGCGATATTGACCTGCTAATCAAGGAGTTGACGGGCGGGCAATTATCCGTTGCAGACGTCCAGAAGCTCAAAGCCTATAAACGGTTGATGACCAATACGGAAGATTCACTAAAGGATTTTGCGTCATATCTTGGTGTCGACATGCGTAGCGAAATGAGCAAAATGGCAGCGCTTGGACAAAAGGACGCGTTTGCATTGATACTTGCCCAGGGTGATGTCTTACGCGGTGTCCTGAATAGAGGTGCCAATGAGGAACAATTGAGAGCGTTGATAAACTACCTTGACCCGGGAAAGCCGTTGTACAAACGTCTGCAGCAATACGGTCAATATAACGCGGAGTACATAAGCAAAATGATCCTTGATGGTGTTCGTGGTGGCTATAATCCCATAACAATAGGTCGGTCGATTCGTGACGCGTTCGGAATGGGGTTGACCGATGCAATGCGTATGATGCGCACTGTACAAATATACAGCTACAGGGACGCGAGTCACATGAATTACCAGAACAATAGAGACGTGGTCACAGGTTGGATCTGGTACGCGGAGCTTGATGATCTTACCTGTATGTCATGCGTTTCCATGCATGGCACATTCCATAGCGTCGATGAAACACTGGACGACCACCACAACGGACGATGCGTTCCCGTTCCCGTCACGAGGCTATCCGATCCGTTTATTAAGGACGGCGCTGGTCAAGAATGGTTCAATCAAAAACCAGAAGCAATGCAAAAGCAGATGATGGGCGCCGGCAAGTATGACGCGTGGAAGGCTGGCAAGTTTGACTTTAGCCAACTATCCAAAGAGACTGAAAACGACGTGTTCGGAATGATGCGTGGAGAAACACCACTAAAGGATTTAGTAAAGGAATAATATGCCACAAAACTTCCCACAAATGGATTATGACGGTAGCCTGTACGTAATACAGAAGTCTAGTTATTCCTCCGCGTTGGCATTGGGACAGATACCTAACAGGCGAAGTATCAACAAATTTGGAGAAGCACCCAGTGGAATACAGACAACCGCAACCGATATTTGGAGTAGAGCGGACGCGACACCGACACAACAAATCTGGTTAGCACCAACAGCGGCAAGGATTCACGCGATTGTATCCAGTAGCACGGATGACGACGGCGCTCCAGTGGGTACAGGCGCAAGGACAATCAGGATATATGGGCTGAAAACATGGGACACCGCTGAATCGTACGAAGATATTACCTTGAACGGCACGACCGGAGTAAATACAGTCAATTCATACGTGATTATTCACAGAATGAAGGTTCTGACAATGGGCGCGTCTGGCCCGAACGTTGGCACTATTTCAGCCACAGCCGCGACCGACAACACAGTGACGGCGGTTATCCTACCGGGTGACGGGCAGACAGAAATGGCGATATATGGCGTACCATCTACACAGATAGCCTTGCTTCATAGATGGTCTGCTAATATCGACAAGGCTTCCGGGTTGGTAGCAACGATTGACTATCAATTGCGCGTGAACGAAAATCCGAACGTACAGACAACGGGCTTCTTGAGGAAAGATGATTTATCCGTACAATCCAACGGTTCAAGCGAGTCTGAGAGAATATTCAGCATTCCAATGCGATTTGACGGGCCTTGTATTATAAAAATTCAGGGGATAGCAAGCACCGCTGATTCAGACGGGGAAGCGGGCTTTGACTTGGAGTTGGTGACGATATGACAGATATAATTATTATTATTCTATTGGTTCTAATATGGCTGGATAATTCCATGTTTGGCAGGTGGTTATATTCAAAATTACGTCATAATAGGATAATGCTAAAAAGATGGATAAAACGAACCTTAAAAAAATAGACCAAATTTTCTAGAACACTTGTATTATTATAAATATTGTGGTAATGTATTGGTATTATAAATTTACGTCTACTTAGACGGCATAAACAAGGAGAAATAATGACA